TGCAACATCAGCAGCCACCCGGTGTGACCATCAGGCTGCGGATCACGCACCCGGAACAGCCCGTCGCGCACCTCCACCTGGTCGCCTTGCCGTGGCTCAACCTCCAGCTCCTGTCGATTAACCAGCAGCACCGGTTGAGTGGAGCGCACCTGCACACCACTCTCGGGATCCAGGCCAATGTGCGAAGCCTGGTAGACGCCAGTGGCTGGCCAGCTGCTCGCGCCGCGGCGATAGATGATGGGCTCCCCCATCACCCGCACCACAGCGCGAAGGGCAATGCTGGCCAGGTCGTTGCGCATCAGCCGATAAACACCGAGGCGAATGCCTGGGTCGTGGTTTTCGGTACAGTGAACTTGCCAACCAACGTGTTGCTGGTCGATACAGGCGTGATGCGCTTGTTGGTGTTGTCCCAGTAAGCAGCTGCACCCTGGGTCGCGTCCGTGCTGGCGCCGGTCGCAGCGGTCAGCCCGTAGACGGTTTTGGTGTGGATGTTGATGACCTCGCCTTGCAGGCCATCTTTCACACACACTCCAAACAGGCTGCCAACCAGCACGCCATCGCCGCCCTTGCGGTCATAGGGCAGCGTCACCTCGATGTAGTCACCGGTCTGGATGTGGCCTAGACCGGTGCTCGGATCAAAACCTTTCATTGGGTCCTCTCGATTAGGTGATCAGGAAGCCGGCGATCAGGCGCCGGTGGAGCGGTAGAACGCCTGGTGCTGAGGCACCGTGGCACCGAAGCTGTGGCGGATGTAGGTCGTCACGCCGTCAGGATCGCGGCCGCTCACCTGATCGATCGTCGGGCCGCCTTCGCCTTCGAGGTAGCCGTAGAGCAGCTTGTCGACGCCAGCAGCATCACCAGCGAGGTACCACTGAGTGCTGCCATTAAGGCGTGGTTCAACGATCTTCTGGAGGTAACCAGAGAACGGGTTGACGTTCGTGGTCTGGTTGGGCGTGATAATGGTGTTGAACTTGTCGAACGCAGTTTCCAGCGAGGTAGGCAGCAGGATGTAGCGGGGCTCCACGTACAGCATGGTGCCGTCAAAACCCTTCTGGTTCCGCATCTTTTCCCGTGCGTCCGAAATCGACGCTTCACCGATCACGCCGGTGCCAGTGTTGTTGTGACTGGCGTGGAACAAAGCCTGACCATCCATCATGCACTTGGCGTTACCAGTGATCAAAGCCCACATCATGTTGGCTTCAAACACGGCAATCTTCCGGCCGAGGATCTGTACCGTGCGAGTGATGTAGCCGAGCTGGTCGTTGATGATGAAACGACGGCCGACCACGACCTTTCGGCCGTACTCACTGAGTTTCCAGGTGCCTTTCGATTCCTTGATGGTGCCGGCCTTATACTCGCCACCTTCCAGCAGTTCGACAGGCAACAGCGAGCTGCCGGTCGTTGTGCCGTCGCCGGCCTCGCCAACCTCGATGGTGGTCATGTCTCTGAAGTCGGGCAGATCCTCCCGACGCGCCAACGGCTGCCAGGTCTGCCGCTCCTCCCCGTAGGCCGCCTTCAGCGTGAACCGCTGGATGCTGTTCAGCAGGATTGGAAAATCCGTGGTGCCGTGCATCGCCCGGAGAGCGATCTCGCCCTTTTCGAGGCCGCGGTGCGAAATGCCGGCAAGCTCCAGGCTGTCGCGGCACAAGTCCAGCAGGCTGCAACCGCGATATTCGCTGGCCCCGGGGGCCTCGTCTGGGTTGGACACCAGGCCAGCCTTCACCTTCAGGTGGTCGAGCTTCGCGGCCATCCGCTTCTCGCCATGGTCGAGGGTCACCTCCACCCGGCTGGTGCCGGCGGTCGATTGGCGCTCGGTCGTGGCGCGGGCATCGATCAGCTGCATGCGGGCCTCGTCGAGTGACACGCCGTCGGCGATGAGCTTGTGGGCCAGGGTCTCGGCAACGCCCAGCTTGCGGGTGGCATCAAGGATGCCGGCGGCGCGGCGGCGCTCATCGGCACGGATCTGCTCCGCATCCACCGCCGGAGCGGCGGGAGCGGCCGGCGCAGCAGGCAGAGCTGCAGGGGGTTGGGCTCGGGTCTCAACAGCAATGTCGGGCGCAGCCTCAGCGGCCGGCGCCCCCTGGTTCAGTTCAGCCACGGATCTCTCCTGGGGTTGGGTGGGGGTGGGCTCCTCTGAGCGCACCTGGGCTCCGGCATCAGCCGGGATCGGGACCAGCGAGAGCTCATAGGGCTCCCAGTCCACAGCGCGTTCAACCGGCGTGGTGCCGGTCTCATCGCGCTCTTTTCGGTGGACCTTGTAGCCCACCGAGACGTTGCGGTAGATACCGTCGATCACATCCTGGAAGATGGGTTCGACTTCAGCACGCTTGGAAAACATCACCAGGGCGCGGCCCTCAGATCCGTTCAGCCAGGCTCGCTGCACCACGCCAATCTGGCTGCGCAACGAATACGAGTCGTGCGAATCAAGCAACGGCCCGCCCTTGTTCAGGCGGTCCAGACGCACGGCGCCAGGTTGGAGGCTGAGCTCCTCCATGTAGTCGCCGCGTGCCCAATCCGCACGCTTCACCCTTGCGCCGGTGGTCCACACCAGCTCCACGGTTCGCGCCTCGACGTTGATCGTCTCGGGCACGAACATCGCGCGGGTTTGCAGCAGATCGCTCATGCCCACTCCTCGTCTCGGCGATTCTACGGTCATCCGCCTGCTCCAGATTGGGGTGCTGCAGGAGCTGGCGGTTTCACAGCAGCCTCAGGCGGTGCACCGGTCGGCGGCAGCAGGCTGCCCAGCGGCCGCACCTGGGTCAGGCCCGCAGCCGACACCTTCCTCGGGTCGGTGTCGAGCGTGATGCCGGCGTCGTCCAGCATCTTCGTCCACTCCTTCCACTGCTCGATCAAGTCGACAGGCTCATAGCCCTCTGCTCGAATCGCGTCCAGCGGAGGCATCAGGCCGCCGCGGATCCGGTCACGGGTCGAACTGGTCTCGGACTGCGGGTCGAACAGCTCGCGCTTCGGTGGCGTCCAATCGCCCGTCAGCCCATCGGTTGGCACCCCAGTCACGCTGGCGGCCGTCTGGAACCATCGCCACACCTGACGGAACACCATGGGCTCCAGAATCTGCCAGGTGTCCGACTGCAGGCGTCGCTGGAAGCCGATCCAGCCCATCCGCTCCTGGCTGAAGCTGCCGCTCGAATAATCGCCCGTCAGCTCGCTGTAGGTGATGCCGATCCCCGCCGCGATCTCCAGCAGATAACTCCTGATCACGGTGTTGATCTCGCCCGCCGCTGGCGGGTTGATAGGTCGGATGTCCTGCCCAGGGCCCAGCTTAATCACGCCGCCCGGCTCGATCCGTTTACCAATGGTGCTCTTCTGGTCGCCCACGCTGTCCAGATCCGTCACCGCAACAGCCATGCACGCGGACACCTTTTCTTTCATCAGCCGTGCATCCATCAGGTCCTGCAGATCCCGCAGCCGCAGCAGCGACGGCGCCAGGCACGTCACACCACGGGTCATCCCGGGTCGCTCCGGCGTGAATAGGTGGATGATCTCATCCGCTGGAACCGTGTTGCTCAGAACCGTTATCGCACGCTGCGAACTTTCGCCAGGGTGGTAGTTGTATAACCAATAGCGCGTCGGCTTGTCCTCTCCGTCGTAAACAATCCCGCGCTTGGTGTACTCTCCCGTCTCGCCTCCTGGCGTGTCGTGCGACTCGTCAATCCAGTCGCCTTCCATCAGCTGCAACTGCAGCGGCACCCTCAGCCCAAGGCGTTCGATCGTCGCCCGGCTTGGCGTCCGCATCCGCAGCAGCACCTCTCCGCTGCCCTTCCATGCCTCCACCAGCTGAGACATGATCCCGTCGAAGTTTGTGCGGCCGTAGTAATCGCACTGCGTCGGGTCAGCCATCCACTGCTGCATCAGCTGCGTCACCGCCCGGCCGCGGCTGCCATTTTTTCGGCCGTCCTTGGCCTTGAAGCTCCAGCCGCTGCCGATCAGGTTGTCGCTCCAGACCTTGACCGCCTTCCGCGCATATGGGTTGTTGCGCATCTGCTCCCGCGCGCGGTCGCGCATGTCCGCAAACCCCCAGGCGCTAGACGCATCGGCAGACGTCCGCTGCGTGATCCATCCATCAGTTCGCCGCCCACGGCCCGCCGCGTCGTACCGGCGCAGCTCCTCCAGTTGGATGCGGGCCGCCTGCCGGCGCACCGCCGCGCGGGGGGCAATGGCGGCCAGCAGCTGCTCGAACGGGTTCATTCGTAGTCGCGCACGAAGGTGGGGTAATCGATCCGCACCACCGGGGCGCTGGCCGCCGACAGGCTGGCCATGATCATCGCCCGGGCCTTCAACAGCTGCTCCACGCTCGGATAGGTCACCTCCTTGTCGTCGTATCTGACCTTCAGGTAGCCGCACGCAATCGCTTCCTCAATGGCCGCAAGATGCGCCTGCGTGAACGTGCTCATCGACCACCTCGCCGTGGCGTCATGCTACCTAGCTCCAGAACGATGATTCGCCGGCATCATCATCGTCCGATGCGACCTGCCGCTGCGCAGGCGCCGGCTCCTCCGTTGCCGCCACAGGTGCGCCGCCGCGTTCCTCCGCCCATCGGGCATCGCTCCAGCGGTCGGCACCGATCAGCGCTGCGCAGGCCCTGGCGATCACCCGGCAGTCGAGCGCCTCGTTGCGGGGCCTGGTCTTGATCCACTCGTACCGGTTGTAGCCCCGCCGGTCGATCGTGTTCGTCAGCCGCTCCGCGCAGAGCTGGCGGAAATACTCCTCGCCGTGCTGCGGGAAATGGCACCAGCCGTGGGGCAGCGGCTCCCCCTCATCCGGCAGGCCCCGCCGCAGCCAGCCGTAGAGCTCGCCTTTCGCGGTGCTCGCACCCACCGGCCAGACCTTCACGCCGCCACGCAGTGGCTTGCCGTTCCTCAACACCTCCACGCGGCCCGGGGTGCCGATGATCGACGTCTGCGTCTCCTGGCCCTTCGTCGCGATCACCCGGTTGCCGGCCTGGCTCCGCACCCACCGATAAACCTCCTGGCTCCTGAAGCCGCTGTCGATGCCCGTCATCCGGATCGGCAGCCGCTGGCCATCGCCGCGGCCAAACTCCGACCGCACGAACCGCGTCAGCTCGCGCCACACCGCCGACTGCGCCGTGTCGCCCGCCAGCACCTGGTAGTCCAGGCTCCAGCTCTCCATCCCCTGCCCCCAGCCCACCACCTCCAGCTCCAGGCGGTCCATCTGCACGTCCACCCCGCAGGTGATGAACACCACGCCATCAGGCACTGTGCCCAGCTCGTAGAGCTCCCGCCGGTTGTAGAGCGCCTCCCAGTCCGGAGCCTCGCCGTCGTCGTTCCAGCACTCCGCCAGCACCGTGTTGGTCCAGGGCTTCAGCTCCGCCGGGTTGTCCTTCGCCAGCTCGTAGCCGACCGCTGCCTCCGTCCAGCTGAACCAGCCGAGGGGTGAGTAGAGGGCTGAGCAGTGGTAGCCCTGCACCTGACGCTCGGGGAACAGCGGCTCCCACCAGTCGTCGATGAACACGTCCGGGTCATACCACCACGCCTTGGCGTCCTCGCTGATGCCCTCGCCGCATTCCTCGCAGATCAGCACCGGCGGCTGCCGCAAAGTGTTCGGCAATCCGGGATCCTTCGGGTCGTACCGGATCCGGTCCCATTGGATCATCTGCCGGTGCCCGCAGTGTGGGCATGGCAGCAGCAGCCGTTGCTGATTGCTCTGCTGCCACTTCCCGTCGATCGCGCTTCGCCCCGCCAGCGTTGGTGTGCTGGTCCACGCCACCTTCTTGCGCACCCCGAACGTCCGGGTTCGCGCCGTCACAATCGCCAGCGGGCTGCCCTCCTCATCCACGTCCTCCGGCCAGCGGTCGATCTCATCCCCGCCCAGGAACCGGATCGGCATCGACGCCAGGCCGCTTGCCGCATTGGCCCCGCCGAGGATCAGGAAGCCGCCGGTGAACTCCTTCATCAGCTGCGTGTTGCCGCTGTCCCGCTCGCGTGGCGCCTTCACCTTCTCCTGCAGGCTCGGCGTCGCCTCGATCATCGGCGCGATCCTCATCTTCGAGTAGCGCTTCGCCAGATCAATCGTCGGCTGCACGAACAGCGCTGGGCCCGGCTGGATGTCCATCACATAGCCCATCCAGTTGTTCAGCATCTCGCTCTTCCCCATCTGCGATCCGAACACCAGCACCACCTCCTGCACCGTCGACGTCGCCGACAGATCGTTCATCGGCTTGCGCAGATACGGCGTCCTGGCTGTCTTCCACTCCCCGTGTTCACTGCTCGCCTTGCTGCTCAACACCCTCCGCTGATCCGCCCACTCGCTCACGGTCAGCAACGGATCCGGGCGCATCCCGCGCCAGAACGCCCGCAGCGCTTCCTCAGCGGACGCCAGCGGCACGCACCAACTCCTCCAACGCCTTCACATGATGCCGGTCGATCACTTGCATCACGGCCGCACGCTGCTCCTGTGTCAGCCCACCGACCGCCGTCGCAATCTCGCCCACCATCTGCTGGCTGGTGCGCATCA